TAGTTGGAATCTTATCCTTGATTTAATAATGTTTCTAGCCTTGTCATCTACTTGGTTAGCCTCATCAATAAATGCATCGGTAATCTCAAGTGAACCTAATTCATCAAAGTTAGGGTCGGAAGGGTAGGAGTAAAGGTCTTTAAGTAGGATAGTAGAACCATTTGGAAATTCTATCGTAGAAGATTGAGCATTGAATTTAAAATGCTTGTTGGCTTCTAATCCTTGCATTTTAGCTATCTGAAAGAAGGAGACTAAGGTAGTTTCTTTTAGGGTTTTTAACACGGCTCTCCCAATTAGTCCTCTAGTATTGGGATATTTTAATCTTTGTTTAAGCTGCCAGTAGCAACCTAACGCAGTCTTACCACCTCCTGCTCCTCCTCCAAATAGAATCTCATTTGTTGTTTTATCTTCTAATAGGTCTAAAGCAGTTGTTTGTTTTATGGATAATTCCATTATAGGCTTCCTGTTTTTTCAACGTAAGTTTTTTTCTCCTCCCAATTTACTTGCAGTCCTCCTGATAGTTCTATTTCGTTTGTTTGCTTGGCTCTGCCTTCTAATCTATCAAGTATTTCCTGATAAGCCTTTAAATCGCCTTTGAATGCCTTTTGAAGTACCATCATATCTAATTGCTCTGCCACAGTAAACTCCTCTTTCTCTCCTGTAATAGGATTAGTCTTTACTTGGACCAATTCTAATAATCTTAGCAATCTAGTCTTGCTATTAGGTATTCCTTTAGGTTTTCCTGCTGGATTGCCAGATACTCCTTTAGGGAATGGGGTTAAATTTTGTTCATTTGCCATATTTCACTGAATTTTCACTGAATTACAAAGTTAAGCCTTAAACCATTGCAACCAAATTTGATATGCAATTTGGGCAGTCATTATTGGAGGAACTGACATCCCAATAAGATATTTAGGTCTTAATGTTTTAAAATTATAGTCTAAAGGATAAGTTCCTATTTTACAAAAATCACTATTAGATAATGAATTTGGATTGCTATAATGGAATATAGGGCTTGAATCAGTAGCTATAATTGTATTACAAACTACTTCAGGGGATATTTTATAAGAGCCAAAATAGTGTCCTTTTGGATGTACTTTACTTAAAGAATTACCCATTGGACATTTATTCCATAATTCTAATGATTCCCCTGTAATAGGTTTCCCAACTGATCCATCTTCTATTTCTTTATATAATACTGGTCTTTCATTAAAATCTAATCTTAAAGGCTTAAAGTTTAATTCTTTTTTATACCCTATAAAAAATACTCTTTCCCTTCTTTGTGGAACTCCCATTGAAGCACCATTTAAAAGGAATATTTGTACTTTATAGCCTGCCTTTTCCATTGTTTGAATAATCTTCTTAGAATAAGCCTTTGCATTACCTAAAATAATACCTTTTACATTTTCTAATAAAAATACCTTTGGTTGAAGTTTTATAATAGTATTACAATACTCAAATACTAAGTCATCTAATGTTTGCACTGCTTGACCTTCTCTAAATTGCTTTTCTTTACCCCATGCCTTTTCTCTACTTCCAGCCATTGAAAATGTTGAACAAGGAGGACTACCATCTAATAGATCAAGATTATATAATTCTTCTGGTAGATCAGTAAGTTTATTAAATTCTCTAATATCTTGGTTATAAAGATATTTTGGATTGTGGTTTGTTTTATAAATATCTGCTACTTGAGGGTCTATTTCTACTCCTCCTAAATGAGTATATCCAGCTAACTTATAACCCATAGTTGAGCCACCACCACAAATAAAAGTACCAAAAACTTTTAGTCCATTAGATTCTATTCCTTTTGCAGGATAACCATTATTTAAATTCCATTTATAAGGGAATCTATGGTCATTAAATTCGTATTTAATCATTATTTAATAATTCCCATATTGCTTGTTCTGGAGTAGGTGCAATCTTTAAAAGTGCCTCTTTTACAATATAATATTCATCTTCAGTATATTTTAAATTAATAGTCATTGAATCACTTACATCATCAAGACTTAATTCTTTGTTTTTATCTGCAAAGCCTTCTGCATCAAAGTTTGGTATATCTAAACCCCATTCAGTTAGTTCTAATGCATCCCAATTATTTGCCAATTCTGACCAATCCCATTCGCCATAGCCTACATTATCTTTTACAATAAACTCTTTCTTTTTATCCTCACTAAGATTGTTAGCGTGTATTACTGGCACATCGGTTAACCCAGCTTCAAGACAAGCCTTTAGCCTCATATTGCCTCCTAAAACCATATTGTTCTCATCTATTACAATGGGTCTAAGTTCTAGCATTTGTGGGAAGTCTTGAATAGACTTAACAAGTTGCTTAAACTTATGGTCCTTTATAATTCTAGGGTTGTTTGGATTAGGTTTGATTTCGGTAATTAGCATTATCTGTTTTTTGTTGGTGTTCGTATTGAAATTATACTATCTACTTTCTTTTCTAAATTGTCATAACCAACTGATTTGCCACATTTAGTGCATTTGAATTTAGTTATTTTTATCTCACTGAACCATACATATCCTTCGGTAATTGAACCACATTTACAAGTATATAGCTTCTTTCCGTATGTGTTTTTCATTATCTGCCTTGCTTTACATATGGTTTAACTGGTTTGTCTTTAGGACCAGATGTCTTTTTGTACTTACCACATTTGCGTTTTCCAAAGCTAACTTTGTTATTGTTACTTAGTTTTGCCATTATTTATACTTTTCGATTATTTCGTTTAGTTCGGTCCTAGTCCATTTCTTTATTAGCCTATGTTGGCTTTCTAAATGAAGAACCATTCTTTCGCCTATCTTATCTATTAGGTTTTTTCGGTAACCTATCAAGTGGAATTGGTCAAATCCATTACAAGCCTTGCATTCTCCGTTTACATTATACTCATCAAATCTTAAAGCAGAACTATTCTTGACAGGCACATAATGACCTGCATCCATTTGGGAGGTATCTTTAGTAGAGCCACACGATATGCAAGTAAAGTAACCATTTTGACTATCTCTTTGTCGTATATAACGATTAAAAATTGTTTGTGTCTTTCCTGTAAGTTTTGGAATGGTTTGTAATGCCATAGCACAAAATTAGATTATTTCTTAATACGGAACGCTATTTGTCTATTTTGGTACTCAAATCTTTTCTTTTTGATTGGGTTTAGGCTTTCCTTTATTTGGTATTCATTTACTCCTGTTACTCTTTTTGCGTAGGCTACTGACTTAAACTCTATTTCCTCTTTTGTATCTATAAATATTAATCTTATTGGTTGTGCGTTTTCGTGTCCTTTTATCTTACTCATATAGTTCTTTAAGTTCAACATAAATCATAATAGTACAATAAACACATAGGAATACTGGTACTGATATAAAAAAGAATTTTAGCATTTGTAATGTTTCTTTCATTTGTCTTTGTTTAATGGTGCGTTTCTCATCTCATAAATTATCCAAATCCAAAGGATAATCAGAACTAATAGTGTTTCTTTCATTTTGATATTTTTTAGGTTTATTCATTTTTACTTTGCCTTTCTCGGTCATATAGATTCCTTTTATGGCTTCCTTAAATTGTTCCTTCTCTTGTTTGGTTATGTCTGGATGGTACTTAATCCTGATAAGTACATCTTCGATTGGTATATAATTCTCTATCATAGTTCGTTGTCGTAATAAAGTTTAAGTGAATATTTTTTGCATTGCTGCCTCATAGTTTCCTCATCTACTAACATATCCTCTGGCTTCTTAGCCTGTGCTAAATGATAGGCTTTTACTTTAGATTTTATGTACTCAGCTTTATCAGGGGTTATCTTTAGCATCTTTCTTTTCCATAGATAGTCAAAGCATTGATAGTTTAGGAATCTCCAGTCCTTTTTAGATGTTTTCCAATACTCGACTTCCTCTCTCATTACTTGTTCCTCATCTACTTGCATTTCTATTTGTTTAGGTTCTTGAATTGTTTTGTTTCTTACTTGTACTGCTATCTTTTTATAGGCATTCATTACTTCTCCAATTAACTTAGGACTAAAGTTTATATGATTGCCAATAGTAAACTTATCCTCTGCAAACATCTTAAATGCTACTCCAAGTTCCTTTAGTTTGTATTGTCCATAAGATTCTATTGTAAAGGAAACGCATAGATTAAATATTTGATTTGTTGGCACTTGCATACCACTCAAAGCAATACAAGTCTTTAGATGCTCTGTTACTTCTATCCTTGAGCATTTGCCAATGTGCATAGATTCCATAGCCTTATAAACCTTAAGTTCATCCCTATCCAAGATTTTTAAGTCGTTCCCATTCAAGTTCTGCGTAGCTAAGTTTTGTACTAATAGTTCGTTCAATAATTTCATCGTTGAAAGATTTGTTGTTAAGATAGGTTGTAGGATGTTTACGGAATTGTTTATCTGGAGTTGATTTAGCATATACTGGTGCGTGTTGTAAAGCTAAAGCCTTTTCCTCTTTATTTAAAGTTTTCCAAGCCTTTTCTGCTTTATCCCTAGATTTCTTATAATCGTATAAATCCCAAAATTCCTCAAACTGCTC